CGGTATAAAGACGCATTTTGTCTAGAGTGCACCATGTCAGTGCGGTGCGTCGGTCGCTGAATTCAAACTCACTGTCACCACGGGTTCGCACTGCAAAACCACAACTGCTGCGTTCTATTAGATACTGCCCAAACGCCACCACTGTGCCGTCATCATCTTGCAGTATGAATTGATCTAAATTGCGCAGCAATTCTTTTTCTGCAAAACGATTTAATTTATGATCTTGATTCATTTCAACACATACTGAGTAATCACGTAGCCAAGGCATGCAGTCAAAAATCCTATGATGCCCACACCCCAACCAATGATTTGAGTGTTGCGCTGGTCGGCCATTTCAAATACTTTGTCATGCACTTCATGCACAGTTTCTTTGAGTTCAGACACATCAGTTTTTACAGATTCCAGGGCTGTTTCCAGTGCTCGGTATCTTTCAGCACACAATTCCACGTGTGCTTCAAGACTCTTTTTTTCTATGTCTGTTGTGTCAACCATGATCAGTTATTTATAGCTTCAAACCAAATGTTTTGTCGAGGACCGTCAGTTTCAATCACAGCATTGATACTTTGTTTCTCGCCCAAATTGGTGACCATGGGCACGCCAGCACAATCTTGCAGCAGGTTTTCAAAAACGTTGTGTGCAGAACCATACACATTTTCGTTTTCGGTTTCAAACCAAAACTGCCAGTGCTGTTGATCTTGCTTGGCAGCAGTCACATGCATGGGTTGCGTTCTCAAACTGATCAGTTGTATCAGTGTTTCGTAATTTCTCTGTTGATTTCTGCTGCGATGCCAGGCCAAGGTATTATCCACCGTTTGCCCAGCTGCATCCTCAAACGGAAAGTCATTGGTTCGCATGTGTCCAGTCACACCAGTGGCTGTGCAATCAAACAGGGTACGACATAAAATTTTCATTGTAGATATTTAAGACAAAGAAAAACCCTGGATGTTTTAAATCCAGGGTCTGTCTCACGGTGATATGACTATTAGGTCAAATTAGTGAATGTAGCACTGCCGCTCACGTTAGCGGTTGGGATACCAATGTTCAAGCCACCAGTTGCGTTGGCTGTTTGAGCAGCAGCAACCAGGGTAGTAGTGGTGTAAGCACCACTGGGGTAGATAGCAAGACTAATGGTACCAGCGGTGGCTCCGGCTTGGTAGATAGCAATGGTGCCGTTTTGCTGAACTGCTGTCAACACATTGTTCAGATAACCGTTGACGTTACCAGCGTTGGTAAGTGCAGCATTGGCTGTCAATGTGAAGAAGTCCAGCTTGGGACCTTGAATCTGTACTGGGCCTTGAGCAGCAACGTTGGCTGTGCCGGCGATAGAACCGTTGGCTACGTCCAGTGCAAATACTGGCTGGGTAGTACCGTTAACTTTTGTAAAAACTGCCATGATTTTTCTCCTTAATGGTTGACCCTTTGGGTCTGCTTTTATTTAGTCCAGACCAAAAAATCAGGCAGGTTGGGGGTTATTTCTAAGCCTATTTTGTGCGGCAAACGCTTGGGGATCAAAGCGTTTGACTGCTTTAGCATAGCCTGATGGGGTGGCCATTACCCAACCTTCTTGCCCGGGGTGCTCGACGTCGGCCTGTCCCAGGATCTGCATCTTGATGTCATGCAATTGAATAAATGCTGTGAATGCAGCAGCCAGTGCTTCGGTGTTGCTGGCTGGACTGTTGAGATACTCAACAATGTTGCGGAACTTGCTGGGTGTGACTCGTGCCTGTAACCACTCACCAAACTCTGGCAGCAAGGTCTGTGGATTTAGTGCGGTGCCAACTTTGCTGTTGATAAAGTCAACGCACAGCTTGGCCAAGTCTGTGATCTTGTGAGCTCGCAGTTCAGCAGGGTTGAACAAGGTATCAATTTTGCTGCCGTCTTGACGAATCAAGGCTCGGAGCTGACGTAATTTAGTATCTTCTACTCTTAATTGACTGGGCACAGCCGGACGCTCTAGCATCAATCCCTGTACTGGCTGAAAAGTCACACCACTGAGAGGTTGACGCGGTTCGTTTTGATCAGCATACATGCTGTGCACAGCCACTCCAATATTGCTGGCACCAATGCGTTGTCCCAGCTTGCTTTTTACTGGAATGCGATACAATATGGTATTGGGTTGGAACACATAGTTGCCGGCTTCAACGGGTGGAGTTTGCATGTACAGCAGATCGCCCTTGACGTATCCACGAAACTGTGCAGGCAAACTGGCTTCCAGCACTGGCCACAACTGTGTGTAGATATCAATCAGTCCAGCTCGATCGCCACCGCGTCGCTGTTGGATGTCAGCCATCATGCGTGGGCTGGTGGCCAGGCCGTCGTAGCCCTTGGCTTCAAATCCTGATCCGTCAGTGAGCACAAATTCGCCCGTGGTGGGTTTGCGACCCCAAATCACAGCAGGCTTGCCGTCCCACTTGGCTGTGACTGTGCTGGGCTTTTCTGTGGCATGCTTGACAATTTCCATGGCATCACGTATGCCTTGTGTGCCACGACGGAACACTAAGTCTTCCAAGTGCTCAATGCCTTTGGCTCTGCCACCTACACCTGCTTGTTCAGCTTCTACCAGTGCAACATAGCCACGATTCACAATGCGATCGCGCAGGCGGGCCAAGAAGTTTACATCGCTTTCGGCCATGCCCAGTTGAGGTTCTTGCAGGCCTTCTCTAGCAAGGTAGTCTCTAAAGTCAGCTAATTTGGTGTCACGATCAGGATCACGTGCCAGAGCAGCGTAGATTTTTTCCACAGTTTTGAGATCCGCAGCAGTGGCAGCTCGGCCCAGCAGCATCTGCGCTGCTTGATCAGGATCATGACTCACAACTTTGTTGGTAACACGATCCACCACACCATTGGCACCAACTTTGAGTCCCGCATGTTTGGCAATGCTGCTCATTAACACATTGCGAACCATGCCTTTGTAGGCCGAATCTGAACCTGCACCGTAGTAAAATATGCCCCAGGGCACATTGTTGAAAAACATAAAATCTGTCTGCACAAAGCCTTGTTGTGGATCACCATTGATGGGAGTGCGAAAATGCAGCTCGCCTTTTTTGGCCACCCACTCACGTGGGTCTAGACCTTGACTGACTACATAGCGTGTCAATACATCTGCCAGCTGATCTTTGGTGATTTCGTTTGCATCCACAGCCAGATCTAAATCACCCGACGTGGGCTTCTTGCCTGTGCTGCCCAGCCAACGACCAGGCACATTGCTTATGGCATCAACTTCGGCACTGAGATCAATGCCAGTCAGTGCTTCTAGCCACTGCACTGTGCCAGGTACATCGGCTTGATTGATGCGCTGGGTCAGCGGCTGCCCTTGTTTGTCTTTGAATACATTGCCGCCTTCTATGAGTCTTGATATCATGATACTGTTGGTGGTATGCCGGCCAGCTCTTTGAAAGCAGCTATGGCTCGTTGTGGATCAGCTTTGGCAATCTGTGCCATGTTGTTAATGTTATCTTGATCAAGTCCTGCTTTGGTAGCCATGTCTTTAGCATCAGGACTCAGGGGACGGGACACTTGCGATCTGCCAGCACCACCGGTAGTGTTTCCAGCATTGAACTGTTTCATGCCTATGGCTGGACCAATGCCCTTGCTGACCAAAGCCACAAATTCATTTTTGACATCGCCTTTAATTACGCCACTGGTTATGTCAAAAATACCATCTATGCCAGCAGTAATATAATTCACAAGTTCTTTGGCTGCATTTTGAGTATCGGCATCGTCTGCTACCACAGTTGGCAATTGCTTGTAGTCGCGCAGGTTCAAAGTTTTGTCTATCAAGACTTTGAGTGCGCCTTTTAAGGCTGCTTGATCAGTGATGCTGGCTGCTGCCACACTGGGTACCTCATAGGTTTGCATCCATTTTTGTACTTCAGTGTTCCAGGCCTTAAGCAACTGTGGCCCCAACGTAGTGGCCATTTGTTGTCCAATTTTGGCACCAGCAACATCGGGTGATGTTGATCCACCAGCACCAGGTGTAGGCTCAGCTGCTGCACCTATGGCTCCTGCCACTCCAGCAGCAGCACCACCCGAAGATCCCAGAGTAGATGCCAGACCCGAAGCAAAACTGCCTAGACCTGTGCCCGCGGCAGATATTTCAGTGATTTTTTTACGGGGCAGAGTGATTTCAAAGATCTGCATGAGTTCTCCTCACAGACCGTGAAAATTTGCCAGCATCTTTGGTGCGTATGGCATTGAGCAGTTTGCGAGTGAGATTTTCAGCTTGCTCGGCACTGTATTCGGCTTCAATTTGTTCCAGCAATCGAATGGCCGAAGCAATGACATTTGTGGCACGATTTTCAATCAGCAAACGCTGATCTCGTTCCACATACAACGAATCCAGTTCTTCTAAAATGCTCCGCGTTTTCTTGTGCATTTGTTATTGGGCCTTTGTATTATTTACCGACTTTGGGCTGTAAATAAATATCTAATGCAGACCAAGAGCTGAAGGAAAACACATGACCAGTCAAATCAATCCCAACAATATCGATGGTACTTATCCAGTTGCTGGGCAAGCCAACAATACCCAAGGTTTTAGAGATAACTTTACCAGTACCAAAACCAATTTCCAGTATGCTGCTGATGAAATCACAGACCTACAGAACAAAGCAGTGTTAAAACAGGCTCTCAGTGGCACAACTTTAGACAACAATCTCAATGACAATTTGATCTATGCGGTCAAACTTCAAGATGTTAGCTACACTTATGTGCAAAATACAGCCACTAGCGGCAGTATTGCCATTGATTATAGCACTGGTCAATATCAGTATCTGTCCACAACTGGCAGTATTAGCCTTAGTTTTTCTAACTGGCCAATATCAGGTACAGCTGGCAGCATTGATCTGGCCATCAACATAACCAGCACAGCCTACACAGTTACCTTGCCGGCTGCCGTGAGCCTAGGCACATCAGGTATACAAGGGTTAAGCAGCAATGTTATAACATTTGCAGCCACAGGTACCTATCAGTTCCGGTTTTTCACAGCCGATGGAGGTACCACCGTCACTGTATTTGATCTCAATCGTCCATTGCTGGGCAGTGGGCAAGCAGCCGTGGGCTATGGCACCGGTGCTGGAGGCACAGTCACACAAGGTTCATCTCGTACCACTGGAGTCACTGTCAATGCTTATTCAGGTGCTATCACACTGGTATCTGCGGCTGGTAGTACATCGTGGCAAAGTTTTACTGTGACCAATAATCGAGTGGCTGCTACCGACACTATTATTGTAAATCAAAAGTCTGGCACAGACCTGTATAGAATTAATGTTACGGCTGTGGCAGCAGGCAGTTTTAGAATCACCTTTGCTACCACTGCTGGTACTACTACTGAACAACCAGTGTTTAACTTTGCAGTGATCAAAGCCGTGACATCATAATTTTGCCCACCTGTTGCCAATCTGTAAATATTGGGTAAGGCAACAACCAAGGCATTTTATGACAGAACTAGAACAGATAGAAGCACTACTCAAACAATTTCGCAGACCTTGTCCAGACCGAGAAGAATACCAACTCAGATTAGTAGAAGAATTTGAAGTAATAGTAGCTCAACGCTTCACAGAATACTTTCTCAAAATCCGGCGTGTGCTGGATCTCAACTCAGACATTCCCCACATGACTCGTGGCTCAGCAGGCTCCAGCCTGGTGTGCTATCTCATGGGCATCACTGATGTGGATCCCATAGAGTGGAACATACCATTTGCACGTTTTCTCAATCCCTTACGTGACGACTTGCCTGACGTAGATATTGACGTTCCGCATCACAAGCAAGAGCTGGCCATGCAGAGAATTTTTGACGCCTGGCCAGGGCGCACAGCACGAATATCTAACTATGTGCTGTATAAAGAAAAGTCAGCCCGACGTGAAGCTGCTCGACGCTTGGGGGCGCGGGGACGACTGCCCAGAGACATTGACTACAAGAAACTGGGCGTAGATGAAACTGAAGCACGCCGTATTGAGAAAAAACTCATGGGCAAAACCCGCTGCTTGAGCAAACATTGCGGCGGTGTGATTGTGTTTGATCGCCAACTACCCAAAAGCCTGTTTCGCGAAGACAATCTTATTTTGTTGGACAAAAACGAAGTTGAAGATCTAGAACATCTCAAAGTGGACATCTTGGCCAATCGTGGACTAAGCCAGCTCATGGAAATTGACCCCACTCGTATGATACACGAGTATCCCACTCAAGACGAAGCCACAGCAGACCTGCTGGCTCGCGGTGATGTGCTGGGTGTAACACAAGGCGAAAGCCCGGCCATGCGACGACTGTTCCGAGCCATAAAACCCACGTCTGTGGCAGACTGTGTGTTTGCCACTGCCTTGGTGCGGCCTGTGGCCATGGAAGGGCGGCGCAAGGCAGCATGGTTTCGTGACTGGACTGCTGAAGGCACCAAGGAACGTGCTATTGTGTGCGAGGACGATGCCATAGAACGCATCATGAAACTGATTGGTGTGTCGGCCTACGAAGCTGACATGTATCGTCGTGCGTTTGCCAAAAAGAACGAAGAAAAAGTCATGGAGTTCATGAACCGTCTGGGCGATCATCCCATGAAGGACGACATTTATCGAGAGATGTTGAACCTGTCAGGCTTTGGACTGTGTCGTGCTCATGCTGTGAATCTTGGCAGGCTGATCTGGGCCTTGGCCTATCAAAAGGCCCACAATCCTCGCGAATTCTGGCGAGCAGCTCTCCGCCACTGCCAAGGTTCATATGCTCGTTGGGTATATCGCAACGAAGCCAAACGTGCAGGTTGGGACTTGCGTGATCTAGGCTTTGCCAACTGGATTGCTGAAGATCCTGTGGAGAGTTTTCGAGAGCACGGTGTCTGGAACTCTCCAGGGTTCTTACCAGGCATGGGTGTGCAAAATCTCTATTCTGAATACTATCAGTTTGCTGGCATTGTGGCCAACTCACGAGTGTTCAAGCGTGATCGGCAACAGTATATTCACTTTATTACCTTGGGCGTAGGCGAAGGCGAATATGTGGATGTGATTGTTGATCGTCCTGTAAAATACTCAAATGGATCAGTTATTGTGGGGCAAGGGCGTCGACACAGCAGAGATGGATCTCAGTTTTTGCAAGTGGATCGCAAAGATGTTGCGGCCTTGGACATTGATGATTATCTGAAATTATGAGACTTTTTACATTTGGATGCAGTATGACTGCGTATCATTACCCTACCTGGGCTGATATTGTAGGCAAAAACTTTGCGTTTTTTCAAAACTGGGGGCGTCCAGGCGCTGGTAATAATTATATTCTCAACGCGGTAAATCGTTGTCACTTGCAAAACAAGTTCACGTCTGACGACACAATAATTGTTCTATGGTCTGGGTTGGCTAGAAACGATTATTTTCAAATTGACCATTGGGGGCATGAACACCAACAATTTTACCAACTCAAAGACAAGGATTCGCATTTTTGTTGCCCTGATGGCTATCAATGGTTGTCATTTGCCTGGATGCAGTCAATTCTTCACATGCTAAAAAATCTCAACGTATCTTACATGATGTTTCATTGGCAACCAATAGACCAAGCCACTCAAGCCTATGAACTCTATCGACCCATGTTTGATCAAATTAGATTCTCTCCGTTTGATTCAAATCAAAAACCCTATCCGATGCATGTCAAAAATTTAGATATCGTTCGTGAAAATTATCAAAAGATAGCTGGT